ATCAGACGCGGTTGCAGGCGGGCAGCGACCAACTGGGGCAGTTGATGCAGTCAGACCCGGCGTTGGTGCCGGTGCTGTCGTATTACTGGGCCAAGTTCCAGGATTGGCCGGGCAATGAGGAAGTCGCAGAAGACCTGAAGAAGATGCGACCGCCGCAACTGCAGGCCGGAGACGACCAATCGCCGCAAGCGCTGCAGCAGCAATTGGCGCAGCAAGCGCAGATGCTGTCGTCGGTCGGGGCGCAACTGCAAGAGGCCATGCAGAAACTGGAGACGGATGCGCTGAAGCAGCAGGCCATGCTGCAGAAGGCGCAGATGGACAACGAGGCGCGGTTGCGGGAAGCCGAACTGGCCGCGAAGAAAGACATCGAAGTCCAGCGTCTGCGGAACGAAGCGCAATTGGCAGCAGTCGAACTGCAGGCGTCATTGAAGCTGAAGCAGGTCGAGGCGCAACTCGCGGCGGAAGTGCAGACGCTGGTGCATCAGTCGCATGAAGCGGCAATGGACCGGCAGCATGACCTGAACGCGCATCATCTGGACGCGCAGCATGAAGCGGAAACGCAAATGCGGGAGCATGTGCATCAGCGCACCATGCCGACACCGGAACGGGAGGCCGACGATGCCCGCGACGAGTAAAGCGCAGCAGCGGCTCATGGCGGCAGCGGCACACGGCGCATCGTTCAAAAAAGCGCAGGACGTGCGTCAATCCATGACGCTCAAGCAACTCAAAGACTTTTCGGAAAAGCCCGCAAAGTCGTTGCCTGCTCGAAAAACAGAAATTTCCAAAACGGAAACGGAAATTTCCAAGCACGCGGACGGCGTCAAGCATCAACCGGCCATGAAACACAGCGCGGGACGGAAGCCTGGAGGCACCCACCCGCACAACAACTTGGGCACGTATCTGCATCCAAAGAAAGCACGCTAAGGGGACCGTATGGCTGATGTGACTGTGCAGGACGGCGATTTCATCGTCACGTCCACTGGAGAAACCGAAGACGCCGTGCGTGGGGCGCTGGCCGGCCCCGCGCCTGAATCCGACGCACCCGCGCCTGAGGCTGTTGACACCGATGCGCCAGAGCCTGAGCCGGAACCGGACAAGCCGGTAGAAACCAAGCCCAAGCGCGGGGCCGAAGCCCGCAAGCAGTCCATTCAGGCCGAAATTGACGACCTGACGGCCAAGCGCCATGAAGCGCGTCGGGCCATGGAAGCGGAAGCCGCCGAACTGCAGCGGCTGCGCGAGGAACTGCAGCGGCAACAGCGGCAAGCGGCTGCGCCTGCGGCTGATGGCACCGACCCTGAGCCTACGCTGGACGCGTATGACACCTACGACGCGTTTGTGCGGGCGCAGGCACAATGGGCTGCACGGCAAGTCATCAAGGAAACGCGGCAACAGGAACTGCAACGGCAGCAGCAGGAACTGCAAGCACGAGAGCAAGACCAGCGTGTGCGGAACTGGCAGCAGCAGTGGCATGAGGCGAAGGCCAGCAATCCCGAGTTTGAGGCGTCGATTCGACCGGAATTGCTGGAACTCAAACCGTGGAGCGCCTTGACGCCCGACGAACGCAAAGACGCAACCGTGTATAATGCGATTGCGGAAGAAGTGTTGCGGGCGGACAACGGGCCGCGCCTGTTGCAATATCTGTCGGAACACTTCGACACCGAATTTCAGCGCCTCGCCTCGCTGCAATCACCGGACGACCTCCGGTGGTCAATGGCGAAACTGCAAGGTCGGCTTGATGCTGCTTCTTCCATCGGCCCAGCATCACAGCCTCGTCCAATTAGTAGCGCAAAACCTCCCATTAAGCCGATGGGGAGTGCGCCTAGTGCTGGCGACGACAACGAGTTGTCGGACGATTTGCCCATTGAGGAATACATCCGCCGGGCCAATCACCGCGACCGTGTGCAGCGAGCTGGTAGGTAAAGAGGCATGGCAAATACACTGGCAACCCCGACGTGGGTCACGAAGGAAGTGGCGCGAGGCTACATCAACGCGCTGAAGTTTGCGGCGAACGTCAATCGGTCGTATGACGACCAGTACGAGCAGGCGGGCGCGAAGGTGGGCAACACCGTCAATGCGCGTCTGCCCCAGCGCTTTGCGGTGACCGATGGTCAGGGTCTGCAGATGCAGGCGCTCTACGACCAGACGGTGCCGATCACGCTGACGAACCAGAAGAACGTCGCGTTTGGCTACTCGTCGGCGCAGGCCACGACCGAACTGAACGACATCCGCGAACGTTACGTCAGCCCCGCTGCGGAATCGCTGGCGAATGCGGTGGATGTCCTCGGGTTCAACACCGTGGTCCGCGACATCTACTCGTCGGTGGGCACGCCCGGCACGACGCCGACGGCGACTCTAACCTACCTGCAGGCGATGACCAAGCTGACTGACCTTGCGACCCCGCTTGACGGGCGCGTGGCGGTGCTGGACCCGCTGGCGATGCAGACCCTGGTCGCCAACACGCAGACCATCTTCAACCCGGCTGCGACCATCAGCGAGAACTACAAGACCGGCATGTTTGGTCGGAACCAACTCGGTATTGGCGAGTGGTATCAGGATCCGAACAAGCTGGTGCATACCACCGGCACGTTCACGTCGTCCACGCCGCTGGTCAACGGTGCCAGTCAGACCGGCTCGTCCATTGTCACGGACGGCTGGGCTTCGGGCGCGTCGACCCTGAACAAGGGTGACGTGTTCACGATTGCGGGCGTCAACACGGTCAACCCGCTGTCGTATGCGGACACGGGTCGTCTGCAGCAGTTTGTCGTGACCTCGACCATCTCGGATACGTCGGGCGCGATGACCATCAGCATCAGCCCGTCGATCATTACGTCGGGTGCTCTGCAGACGGTGACGGCGTCCCCGGCAGACAACGCCACCATCACGGTGCTGGGTGCCACCGCTGCCGCGTCGGGCACGCTGGCGACCACGTCGTCGCCGCAATCGCTGGTCTACCACCCGGACGCGTTTGCGCTGGTCATGGCCGACCTCGTCAAGCCGGGTGCTGGCGCGACGGCGACCACGGTCAAGAGCAAGGCGCTCGGGTTCTCGATCCGCATGGTCGAGCAGTACCAGATTGCCACTGACCAGAATCCCAGCCGTCTGGACATCCTGCTCGGATGGGCCACCATTCAGCCGCGTCTGGCTGCTCGCGTGTGGGGTTAAGGAGAACTCATGGCTCAAACGACAACGACTCTGTCTTCGGCGGTCACGTCGACCGCTACGTCCATCGTCGTGGCTTCGGCTACGGGGTTTGCTGCGGGCAACCTTGTGCTGATCGACGGCGAATACATGACGGTCGCCAAGAACTACGTCAGCGGCACCACGATTCCGGTGATGCGCGGGCAGGACGGCAGTGTGCAAGTCGCACACGTTGCGTCGGCCAACGTGACGACCGGACTGACCTCGGATTTCCCGCAGCCCGCCCCGATGCAGTTCGTGGCGGAACCGCAGTACATCACCAAGCAGGTGCAGTCGTACTCGGCGTCGGGTGCGATTAGTTTCAGCGGCAACTGCGATCTGACGATTGCCATTCTGAATGGCACGTCGGCGCTGTCGATGACGCTGGCGAATCCGTCCAAGGATCAGGACGGCCAGTATCTGCACATCATCGCCAATGGCAAGGCCGCGCATACGGTGACGTATACGGCGGGTCTGGGCAACGGCGGTGCGTCCTACGACGTGGGCACGTTCTCGGCCACGCTGGCGATGTCGGCGCTGCTGGTGGCTTGCAATGGCTACTGGGTGTCCGTGGGTCCGACGGGCGCGACGGCCATGGTGGGTTCGCCCGCCTGGGCCTAACAATGAACGAGGGAGTGCATCCACAATAGGGTGGGTGCGCTCCTTCCTGTCACACACAAGGGGTCGACATGGGTGTCGTAAGAACTGGAGAGTCGGCGTACGACAAGGAACTGATGAAATGGGACACGCCGCAGAGCCAAGGCGGCATGAAGCCCGACACGTTCCAGGCGTTTCCCACAATGCTCTACAAGGCGCATCAAAAGGACAACGGACAGTGGGCCGTTTCGGACCCGTTTGATGAGAACTGGAGCCGTCGCTGCTACCTCATCGTGCGCGACGATGCGGAAATGCGTCGGAACCTCGACAACGGGTGGCGGCACACGCCAGCCGAAGCGCTGGAGTACGCAGATCGACATCAGCGGGCGATTGCCGATGCGGCGGCAGAACGGCATTTTGCCGACCAGCGTCTGAGTGATAAGGCTCGGCGCGAAGCGGCAGAGGCTGACGCGGCCAGCAACGAACATGTGCCGGATGTGCCCGCGCCCAAGAAGCGTCCTCGGGCCACGGCGACCTTCCAGGCATAAGAGGAGAGCCGCATGGCTGCACAGGTGTCGACGGTCTACAACCGCGCTATCGCCATTACCAAAAGCGATACGGTGAACTTTGACGGCAGCACGTATTCGGCCAATCCGACGACCAAGCCGCTGGCCGCTGACGCCATTTACATTGGCGCACCGGGCAACGTGGTTGCGGTCTTTGAGGATGGGTCCACGGCGCTGTTTACGACCAGTGCCGCGCAACTCCTGCCGATCAAGTGCATCCGCGTCAACAGCACGTTGACGACGGCATCGGCCATGATTGCGCTGTATTCGGTGTAACGGAGAGAGAGCATGGCCGCATTTGTTAAATACAACACGTTTGCCGGTGACCTGTGCAGCGGATTCCACGATGTCATCGGCAACGCGGGGTCGACCGCCAATACGCTGAATGTGGCGCTCACCAATACCGCGCCGAACGTGAGCGCGAACACGGTGCTGGGCGACATCACGGAAATTGGCGCGGGCAACGGCTATGCATCGGGCGGCGTCAGCACGTCCAACAGCGGCAGCAACTCGGCTGGCACGGTGACCGTGACAGGTACCAACGTGACGATTACGGCCAGTGGCGGCAGTGTGGGACCGTTCCGGTATGTGGTGCTGTACAACGCCACGCAGACCAGCCCCAACAAGCCCCTGATTGGCTATTGGGACTACGGCAGCGCCCTGACGTTGGCTGACGCGGAATCGCTGACGGTCAAGTTCAACAGCGGCGTGTCAAGCGGCACGTTGTTTACGGTGTCCTAATGCGGGCGTGTTGCGCGGACACGGACAACCAGCGCATTGACGCGGATACGGACACGATGCGCGTGGTGTCGTGCCGGTCGTGCGGGGTGCGTGTGATTGAATGGCGCGTGCAGCCGGGTCGGCTGGGCGTGCGGAAAGCGGAATAGCACATGTCCCGACAGTTTTGGGCGGAAACGCTTACCTGGTCTACCGCCGATGGCACCGCCGTCGCCAACAGCACTACAGAGACTGGTATTTGGCCGAACGTCACCATCCCTGCCAACTATCTGCAGGATGGTCGCACGCTGCGCATCCGGTTCTTTGGGAAGCATTCCACGACGGGCACCCCCACGCTGACGTTCCGTGTGCGTCTCGGTGGCGTGGCCGGAACGCTTATTGTCGCCAGCGGCGCGATTACGTGCGGCAGTGCGGTGACCAACGCGCTGTTCGACGGCGAAGCGTTGATGACGGTGCGCTCAAACGGGTCGAGCGGCACCATCATGGGCAATGGCGTTGCGCGTGTGCATAGCGCAACGGCCCCGACCGTGGGGTCAGCCACGGGTGCGCCCGGCATTGGCCCAATGACGGCTGGCGGTCAAACGGCTCCGGCGACCGCAACAGTTGACCTGACGGCTGACCAGTCGCTGACGATTTCGGCGCAGTGGAGTGCCGCGTCGGCCAGCAACACGCTGACTGGGCTGAATCTCATCATTGAAAGCCTGAACTAGGTCCATGCCCTCGCAGACGTTCACTGCAGGCACCACCAATTGGACATGCCCTCCCGGCGTGTTCAAGGTGTTTGTAGAACTGTGGGGCGGTGGCGGTGCCGGTGGGGGCGCACGCGGCAACCCGTGTTATGCCGGTGGCGGCGCGGGCGGTCAATATTGCGCGTCTGAAGTGGCGGTGGTTCCGGGCACGGCGTACGCGGTGGTTGTCGGCGGCACGGCGACGGCATCGGCGTCAGCCGTTGTGGCGGGCAGCGATACGACGTTTAACACGTCCACCGTGGTTGCCAAAGGCGGTGCCGGTGGTGCGCTCTCGACCACAACGGGCAGCACGTCAAACGGCGGAACGGGTAGCACGACGGGCGGCGTTGGGCAGATTGTGCGGGCGGGCGGGTCTGGGGCCAACGGGACAGCGGCTACCATCAGTGGTGGGGGTGGCTCGGCGGCGGGCAAGAACGTGACGGCTGGCAATAGCGCCAGCGGCGGCACACAAGGCGCGGCCACGGGCGACGGGATTACCGGCGCGGGTGGGGCTGGCACCAACACCAACGCGACCAAGAACAACGGCAACGTCTACGGCGCAGGCGGGGCCGGTGGCTGCGCAACCGCCAACACCGACCAAGCGGGTGGCAACGGCGCGGCTGGGTATGCGCGGTTGACGTGGTCGCTGGTGAGTTTTCAGCCGTACGTAGACGGGTTCAGTAGCGGGTCGACCGACGCGGGCGTGCTGGCTTTTGGGGAACGCATCCGATGAGCGCACGGCCCTGTTTCGAGATCAAGTTGTCGCGGGTGGAACGGAGCGGCACAGCCACGACGGCAGTGGTGCGGTTGTCGGTGGTGCAAGACGTGCTGAACCCCACACCAGGGCAACCGTTGTGGACCCGCACACCCTACGGATTTAAGACGGTGGTCTGTGACGCCGGGTGGGACAACCCCCGTTTGCAGCAGACGCTTGTGACCCTTGCGCCAACGTGGGCGGATGAAATTGGACCGCCTGTCAATGCGATGCCAATTCTATGCGAACTGCCGCCCCAGTAGTTTTCAGCGAGGCGTGGTTCGCCACGCATCAGCGCGTGCTGCTGGGGTTGCTGCGTTTGCCCGTCATTGGGCGCGAACTGCGCGACGTGCTGGCTATTCGCAAACACGACGTGGGGTTTGACCGGCGCATCGTGGAGATTGGGCCGCATTACTACGTGGTCGCCAACGAAGACGGCACTTACGCAATGGATTGCCGCACGACGCCGAAATTTGCGCGTCGGCTGCGCTGCCAGCTGGATGGACTGTGGCAGGCCGCGCATGCGTGGGACCAATACGTTGCCAACCCGTTGGTGCCTGCGCTCAACGTGGGGTTTGACACGCTGACGTTTTATCCAGACCCCGGCTCCTCGTCTACGACGAGTGACGAATGGGTCGACCGTCAGGGCGTCAACGAAACGCTTGCAGTCATTCGTGCTGGTTCTGGCGTCAGCGAAGGCAACGATGACAGTTTTTTGTATGTGTGGCTGGAGTCGTCTGGCACGTCGAACCAGTTTTCGCGCTGCATCCGCACGATTGCGACCTTCAATACCGCCCCAATAGGGTCTGGGGTTGTGTCAGCGGCAACGATGTCGCTGTGGGGATCGTCAGCGTCAAACGGGCTGGGATCGATTGGCCTATACATTGTCAGTGCCGCTCCTGCGTCAAACAGCAATATCGCGCCCGCTGACTACAGCAC